ATACACCCAGTGCAACCATTGCCAACCAGCAACAATGTAGCAAGGTGATACCACAACAGCTGAAAACCATTGCAGCAGCGGAATGATAAGTATTTGGTCAGCCAACGATCAGTGCTACTTATCATCTGTAATCCATTGGTATCACTGGCTTTCTCAACATTCTCAATAAGCCGCAAACAGATCGCACAACATACACGCCAGCGATCCAACTACCGCGCGCGCCTGATGTGCGCGTGTTTCACCTAAAACCCAGTGCCATCCGTTAGTTTGTAGAACTAACGCGGTTCCCAGACCCCCTATGGGGGTAAACCGCGCCCAACGTATGCGTATCTGGGTTCACAAATTTATGCCATTTTCTTTGGAAGGTAGCCAACTGCCTCTGCGACCACAGGAAACTGCTGAATAATCAGTTTTTTACACTCATCTGCAATCATCTTGTGCTCTAACTGAGTACCATTACCACAACGAAGATCACAATAATGTATCCAACTACGAAGGGTTCCATTCATGTACAACTTAGTAGGGGAAGACATAGGTAACACATCACGTGCACACTCTTTAGCTACACCAGCTTTAAGCATTTCGGTATAAAGCAACATTGATTGATCAAACAACAGCTGTGCTTTGAGTTGAAAGTCTTGAACGGTGTAAGGATCTAGGTCATCAATACTATTTTGTCTGTTCTTTGTGTCTTGACTACGAAGGTCAGGGACTACAGGACTATCTGTAATTGCTGCATACCGTTGACTAAACTCTTGGAAAGAGAAGCTACGGTGCCTAAGGATTTGAGCAGAGATACTACGAGTAGTGTTTATCTCTACACACATATTGACCATCTCAAAGGGTGACCAATGTTTGTGTTTAACAAGGTAACTAATAAGCTTACCACTGGTCTCAGTGTTGTCTTGATTAGTTGGATTACTTACACGTGCCATGTAAGCAATGAGTTTGTCTCCATCAGGAGTAGAATGAATTAGTTTTACTTGTGACATACGGGTGGGAATCCTAGTGTTGATAAGTGACAACATTCATCGTTGTCCAAAATCAACTAGGAGTTAGTTCAAGTTAAAGGAAATTGTGTCTTTTTGTCTTTGGGCGGTACTTACGGAATATCCATTCATCGGATATTAGTAAAGGGGAAGGATGTCTTCCCCTAACCAGGAAGTCGAGTCCACCCTACTCTTCTCCCTGTATACGGGTCGGATCAACCTAAACCCAGGTGGGGACTGAGTTGTCAACGGTTACGCCAGAAGCCTGTCTACGTTGGTCAAGGTTCATACCAAGGACCATGTGATTAGCTGCTGCTTGGGGGTTATCTTGCCATTCAGCAAGCATTTGATTCCACTCTTCCATCTTTCTGTCTTTGATGGCTTCGTGTGCAGAGATAGCAAATGCATCAGTAAAGTATTTGACACCTTGAGCTAAACAGTCCAATCTGTCGTCATGTTTAACAGCACCTTTTTCTTTGCACATACGACTCATCTGATAGAAGAGCATGTACATAAGACGTTTCTCAGGTGCTTCATCGGGGTTTGACTTAAAGTCCCATTCAATGACCTGACGGTTTACAACAAGCCGGTGTTGGTTGAGTATAGGTTCAAGCGAATCAATGATTCTGTCTTCCTTACGCACGTTGGCACGGACCTCTTCGATGTCAATGGCTTGTTTGGTCTGAATGCAGTGCTTCTTGAACAGTTCAGCAACAATGCCATCACCAAAGTTAGTTTCAATAACGAGTTTTGTAGCACCATACTTTTTACAACCTTTAAGGATGTCTAACAAAGTTGAGTCACCGTACCCGTCGCGGTACGCACGCATTTCATGCAAGTAGAGGAAGCCGTTTTTCTGAGATATGAATGCTGCGGCTGTTTCGTCCGTTCCTCTACCCGACGGATCAACTGAGCAGATTGTTTCTTGGTAAGGCGTCCACTCCCCAGCGAGTTGCATTGGAGAATAAAAGTAATCTCCTGGGAGACCGACTGTGGGTAAGTCTTTAATAATGTTTTGGGGGTCTGAGCACCAGACGACATTGTCAGGAGCAGAAGAGGGGTTGACAGAAGTAACCACCAGATCTGCCATTTTAAGCGGGAACTTTTCAGCATCACTAAGGGTTGTGTCTAATTGGAACTGCAACATGAAGTTGCTACGACCCATTGCAGCTTCACGTTCTAAAAGATCACTGTCGCTAAATCGGTCGGGGTCTGTTACATCCCAAGCTTTAGCTCCGTTATCTACGTCAGCCTGTAGCTGTGGAGCTATGAGACCTTCGTAATTAGAAAGAGAACGTGGGATACGTGCAGGCCAAACCAACGGCCTGTAATTACGTTCAGCAAGCTTTCTGTAGATAGTAAATGTGGTTTGAGGAGTACCGAGGTACATGATCCGAGAGTCGTTCTTTGGAGTAAGAATGGACTCAGCCTCTGTACAGAGTTGAAGTAATTTCTCTCTCATCATTTCCGTCATTGAGTTACCAGGAACTTCAATGTCGTCTAGAATCATTAAATCGGCGCGGCTTCCGGTTAGCTGACCAGTGATGCCCACGCTTTTTACGCTTGGAGCCTGGTGGGGAGAGCAATTCACATCGAAGCTTATTCGCGACCATCTTGCATCGTCGGACTTCGGGCGTAAATGAGAAAGCCATGGCGTTTCAATGATTAGTTTTTGTAGAAAGATAGACATGTTGTCAGCCCGCTCTTTAGAAGCGGAGATGATCATGATCTTCTTTTCGGGATTATTAAAGAGAGTCCAAAGAACAAAAGCACCAGTAATCCAAGACTTTCCGACTCCGCGGAAGGCTTGAATTTGTAGACGTTTAGGTCCGTTCTGGAGATAATCTGCGATTGCATATTGGGCACGAGTGGGAGAGGGGAGATCAAGCTGATCCCACAAAGCCTGCAGAAACAGCTTGAAATCGCCCTGTAAGGCGTTTAAAACAGTGGACATATATGTATAGACCTAAGAGCTATTACAGACGCATTCAACGCCCGTAGGGGAGGAGGTTACGGGACTGTTGAAGGTATCTAGCTTGTGGTGTGTAGGCAGCTGGATTGCGAACCATGTCCACTACAAAATTCAACATATCCAAGGCGTTACCAACACCAGGAAATTGACCGCCAACAGCAAGACCAGCCTGCATTTGATCTAACGGGTTACCAGTCTCTAATGCTTTTTCAGTACGTGCTTTTGCTTCTAAGCCTCCAGCAGCAAGACCAACGAAGGGCAATGCACTAAGCAACGAACGACCGCTACCGTTCCGCACAAAAGCTGCTAACTCTTCTAAGTTGCGGAGGTTTGTACCCGGCAGAGTGTTTGGGTCAGCAATAGTACTAAAGTTTTGTTTTGGAATAACTTTAACTGATTCTTCAGCGGGATTAAGAGTGACAGCATAGTTTTTACCAACTCGACGCTTAACTTCATTTTTAAACTCAGCGTCCGACGCTTTAACAATTGCTTTGTTGTCAGGATCACCTGCCGCCCCAGCAGTTATAGACTTAGCGTCATCTTGGTCTGCTAAATGCTCAATACGAGTTCCCTCAAGATCATACATTGAGGCTTCACGTGAAAGTGCAGAACTTTTTTTTTGAAGTTGTTTCGACTCGTAATGAGCTTTAGGAGTTGAGGTAGTGTCAAATTTTTTGCGGGCATTGTCGCCGTTTTCACCACGAAAAGAGAGACGAATTTTATGACGTAGGTTAGAAAGATTACCTTCTTTGATTTTTAGAGGAGGACCTTCGTACTCAACAGCTTTATATGCATCTGGAAGGGTGCCATTATTATTACGAAGCCACTCCTGCACTTTTGCAGGTGTAGACATAAAAAAAGCCGCCCCTTTCGGGACGGCGCGTTAATTGACTAAGTGGAACTATTTAGAATTGCTTGCTGTGTACAAGAGTGAATCCACCCTTGCCATCACTCTTATAGAACTTGCCGCCTCTTTGGACGATCTGTCCTTTTTTATAAGTAAGGCGCAGTTTGTCACTGATTGACTTGGCTACATCAGCAGGAGACATGCCACGGCGTCGTTTGATCTGCCCAGCTTTACGTCGCTGTTGAGGATTCAGTTTGGGTTTGGCAGGACTAGATTGTTTACGATTTTTAGAACTAATCGTGTACCCACCTTCAACAGCTTTGTCAGAAGCTTTTTTGACTGCTTTAGCAGCTTTTTGTACTTGTGACGCAGGTTGAACAGGTGCTACACCTGCAGACTTAGCTTTAGCCGAAGGTTGACCAGCAACAGAAGAACGGCGCTTAACCTTAGAAGTATCAGGTAAATTGCCTTCTTTTTTTAGAGCGTCATACTGATTAAACAGTGCTTCTTGTTTAGCAGTTGGCTTCTCTAGTTTGCCACGGTTGGCTTGAACCCACGCTGCCATAGCGGCAGACATCTTCTTAGTTGTGGGCTTGGAAGTCTTGCCAGACTTGGAAAGGGCTTTAGCCGCATCAGCTTGGGCTTTAGCTCGTTGTGCTTTGGTAGCGTTAGTCAGTAGATCAGTTTTAAAATAATTTGTCTGGTATTTAGCCATTTGTATGTTTAGAGATTACGTATTCACGAAGACGATTCACACCGAACGATGTTCGCATGAATTCATATACTGGTTTGCTTGCCTTTTTCTGATTACATTTCTCACAGGCTGGTACGATATTCGAGGCGATGGTTTCACCACCAGCACTGCGAGGAATAACATGATCAAGAGTAAGATTTGATAATTCATAAGTCTTTCCGCAATAAACACATGTGCAGTCAAAATGTTCTTTGATGGCTTTACGCCACAGTTTTTTAGACATAGAACTGTTCATGGTTATTAGGTTGTAAATGTAGTGATCAGGAGTAGGCAAGATCGGTGTCATGCGTATCGAGAGTTATTGCCGTGACCGTTGGCAGCACGGTTTTTAGATCTGGGTTTGATGCGTAGCCTTCCAGTGGCTGTGTGTGACAAGTCACCACCACCTTTGCCCATGATCCCGCGTGCACGTCGTGCAGCAGCCAACCGTCGTCGATAAGCTTTCTTTTCAGGAGTTGCGTTGTATTCGGCCATGTAATCTCTGTGTCTCTGACGAGCTGCAGGTTTAGACCGATAGTATTTAGCTGTTCTTCCGAGTTCCATATAGACGATTTTGTACGAGTTCAGGATCTACCTTTGGAAGGATGGTGGAGAGTTTGTCTAGGGGGTTACCGTCAAAAGCAACCCCAGAGATGTCATTCTTGTGTAACCAATCGCAAGCTGCCTTCAGGTCCTGAGCTGTAGCCTCGCCGCTTTTAATCCGCTTAAGGAACTCAGTAGTAACTAGATTATGCAGCTCATTAAATTGGTCTTCAGTAGCTTTGCGTTTAGCCATATCACAGAAGTTTGGAACGAATCATTGCGACAGCTTGGTCGTCAATAGTGTTGTCAGTTTGCTTAGCCAAAGCTGCAAGCAAATCAATCACAAGTTTCTTGACAGCACGAGACTGAATAAAAGAAAAAAGGATGGGACGAATAAGAGTGATCATTAGTTTTTAAGGGTGAGTTGATCTAGTTTGCTTTCAATGCGGACCATGTGGTCTTCCATTGATTTAATTATGGCCGCAAGATCTGCTTTAGATACATATTTCTCTGCTATACGCAGTTCGATGCCATCAACGCGGCGATCCATTTCTCTAAAGTGATCATGTAGGGTGTTGATGCGGGTATGTAGTCTGTTAGTAAGAGCGGCCACCCCGGCGATAGCACCGAAGGTGACCGTAACTGCGGCTTCAATCATTACTCAAAGATCAATGAATCTGTAGTGCTGAAAGAACCGCTCACAGCGACGGGAGTGAATACAATGGAGTCAACACCCGCATTAGCTGAAACAGGCGTGTTAGCAGAGCTTGTAGAGGTCTCTGAGGGCTCTTCAACTACAACGGGAGGTTCCCATTCAGAGAAAGCTGCAGAGGTAACGTACTCAGCAAGTTCTGCTGTTGTAGTCGTGGCTTGGATAGCCGCTTCTTTGGTGTTGCTGTAGGTACGAATCTCAGCACGACGATCAAGAACGTCCTGCGGGATAGCAGAACCGTTCTCAGCGTTACGAGTGACGTACCAATCACTAGGAGCCAACAGGCTCCCAGCAATCTCTTTGACTTTGCTGACCCACAGGTCTACGAGACCAGCGTGATCTTTGGGATTATCGACACCCCAGTAGAAACGTTGATCCCAGGTTGGACGTACTGGGTCAGGTACTTCAGTGATTCCAATACGCTGCTTCTCTTCCAGTGTTGACAGACGAAGCCAGTTAGCTGGATAAGAAACACCCGCATGAGAAAAAGCCCTGTCGTATTGCAAGGGCTTACCATCGAGAATAAGCATAATATTTATGGTTTTGAATTAGACGGCGCGAGAATATTTAAACGGATTTTCAGCAAATGCCATATAGACATAGCTTTCATTGTTATAGTTATCCGCTCTTGAACTATTTCTTATTTTAAAACCATTAGAAAGGAAATCGGTTTCAAAATACTGTGTACCTTCAAGAATGCAGGCTTGAACCCGGTGTACAAAAAGGGACCATCATTTGAACCGTTTCCGGTGTACGAACCAAACGCGCTATAGCCTGCAACAGGTGCAAAACAGTAGGCGATAAAATTCTTAGTATTTGTATTGACACCAGCGTCAGTTCCTATGTTGAAAACAGTACTAGATGGTGCAGACGGAAATACATTAGTATTAGTAACTTCACCGTCAGTTGTACTTAATCTTAGATACTTTGGATGAACATCTGAGTGATAAACATGCCAGTGATCAGCAAAGTCAGTGCCCTTGACTATGACGAACTGTGGCGCACTATTTAATCCATGACCAACACTTGCGGCAGAGCCTGTCCCGGTGTATTTGACAATCGAGCACCCAGTAGACGGATTGGCACGGACACCTGTAGGTGTGATGCTGCCAGCAGTGTTGCTTGTGTCTGTTGTCGTTCCAGCGTCCCAGGTCCAGCCGACGTAGGTAACACCACTTTTGTTAACATAGTCGTCGCCAATACTTCCAGAAGTGACGCTAAACCCTGCAGAATCAAACGAAGACAAATAACCGTAATCGTCAGTGTTACCGCCGCCTTCTGCGGTGGTGTCAGACGAATCAAGTTGTTTGAGTGATCCAGCACCACGAACAATGTCGTATATCTGGTGTCCAACTGAATAAGCCTGATTGCGCTGTTTAATCCAGACAAGATCTGGACTCAGACTAAGTGAGCTAAAACTACGATTCCCGTTCGACCCGCTCCAAGTTAATACATCCATCGCCGTCGAACCCTTGGCAATCGTTGGGTCCGTCAAATTCTGCGTGCAGAGTGACTTGTGATTCGTTGGCGGCGTGTACGCAAACGGTCTAGCGCCGAAATTGACAACAAGCCCAGAATTATATGTAGAAACAGCTGGTAAATATGGACCTGAAGTTAAGCCAGTAAACGCCGTGCCTTGGGATACTCCATTCTTGTAAAAAGTCAAAGTGCCATTATCAGCGTCAAACGCAACACCGATAACGTCATTGTTTGTGTAGGTGGCACCGTAAGAAGAGTTTGACCCGTTGTTGTACTTTGTCCCGTTTGCGTCATATGCCCAGCCATTAGCATTTGACCCAACATAATTTGATGAACTAATCCCATCTTGAGTCACAATCCCGACCTGGCAGTTTGTACCGCTTGATGGCATAGTTGCTTCAAAATAGTATTTTCCCGACTGCATCCCGATGGTTCCATAACCGCCTTTGTTAGACGAATTGGAATTAGAGAAATCTAAATTACCGTTGGACAAGGTGCTTGATGCTGAAGACAGCGGATTCAACGTCGCATAGTTGCCACCTGCATTTCCATTTTCAGATTCGTAGTTCGTCGGTGTGTCGATTAGGCTGTCAATAATCTCGCCAGGCGGCTTATCTGCAAATGCCATGTAGATGTAATCACCACCCGAAGCATTAACTTCTCCGTAAGTAGCAGTAATTTGGAATCCATCAGAACCTAAGCTAGCCCAGACTTGCCCTGGAGAATACTCACCATAGCTGTCATCTGCATAAAGAGATGCGCTGGCAGAACCGGAAGGAGTTCTGGCGGTGTCAAGCATCACCCAGTTTCCAGTTGAATCTGTCCGCTTCAACATCACCCAACGAGGTTTAAACCCGGTCGTAATCGTCGGACCAGTAGAACTTCCATTTCCGGTGAAACTGCCAAATTTAGAAAATCCTGGAACCTCTGACCAGCAGTAGGCGATGTAAGTGCTGCTACTTCCATTTACGTTATCAGTAGTACCAACTGAAAAAACAGAATCCGTAGGAGGCGAATCATTCCATCGTGACGTACCACCCGCGGTAGTAAACGCGTCTGTTGCGTTGAGCTTGCCATAGTAAGTAGCTCCAAGAGCACTGTGATAGCACTCCCAATCATCAGCCGCATTTGTACGTTTAACGACGTAAAAATCTGGATTGGAATTTAGTCCATGTCCAACAGTTGCATTACTTCCAGTACCCGTATAGCTAACAATCGAAAAACCGTAAGTCGTATTTGCACTTACAGAACTTGTGATCGAACCACTGTCGTTTGATGACGCCGTTCCACCAGCTTTCCAGCACCAGGCGACATAAGTTGCATTATTTACGTTGACACTGCCGTTGCCTACATGTTCTCCATTTGAAGTATCAATAGTAAATCCGTCGCTATTGAAAGCTGATAATCCACGCCCGGTTGACTCGGTGTATTCGGCACTTGTATGGCTTGATCCGATATGTTTATAAACGCCGCGCACTGCGTCATACAAAGCATGATGGCTTGCAGAATCTCGGCGTTTCAGCCACACCAGATCAGGGCTCATGGACAAGCCTGAAATTGTGTTTGTATTTGCTCCATTACCCGTGTAGGTAACAACATCAAAACCTTGACTTGCAGTTTCAAGTCCTGCTTCTGCAATCAAATTATTCGTCGTCCAGTTA